GCTGGCGCTACGTGCGCGACAGCGCGAAGCCCGAGACCGAGGCGGTTTGGATCTCCGACTTCCTCGTGCGCGACGCGGCCGGTTGGGCGCTCGACGAGCCGGGGCTGGTCTGGTACGAGCACGACGCCTTCGGCCGCGCCGTCGCCTCCCTTGCCGGGCTTCCGTTCTTCGGCCCGGGGACCGAGGCGTCGACCGAGATCCTGAACGAAAAGGGCGACCGCTCGATCATCGCCAGCGTGCGCGCGCACGGGACCGGCAAGAACCTGCAAGCGCACCACAGAAATCTAGTCACAAACCCGCTTGCGGATGGGGCCGCCTACGAGCAGCTCCTCGGACGCACGCATCGCCAGGGACAGACGGCGGATGAAGTTACCTGCGAAATCTACCGACACACGCCTGAGCTGATAGACGCCTTCGAGCAAGCTCTTTCGCGCGCTCGCTATATTCAGGAAAGTACCGGCACAAGACAAAAACTGATCTACGCATCGAGGTTGTTCTGATGGCACGCAAGGATCTTGACGCTCGCCGCGAATACGCCCGCGCCTATAGAGCCGCGAACCGAGAGCGCCTGATCGCGGCGGACAGGGCGCGATACGCTCAAGAACGGGCGCAACGTCTTGAGACCGGGAAACGCTACTACGCCGAGCACAAAGAAGACGTGCTTTGGAAAAATCGGGCAAAGAAATTCGGGCTCACGCAGGCAGGCTTCGACGCGCTGCTCGTTGTTCAGCGCGGAGCTTGCGCGATTTGCTGTGAGCGCCTCGATCCGAAGTCTCGACATACGCACGTCGACCACGATCACAAGACGGGCAAGGTTCGCGGGCTGCTCTGCAACCACTGCAACCGGATGCTGGGGGCCGCGTTCGACAGCCCCGAGCGGCTGCTGATGGCGGTGCGCTACCTCGACGTGGCGGCGGGTCGAGAGCCGTAGGAATCGCTTGACTGTTTCCGGTTCAACGCTGTAGGCTTCTGAACGCCGCACGGGGATTGACCTCGACGGCTCAGATCGAAAGGCAGGGCGCAAATGGGAGTGAGTGAAGCAATCGCAAAGCAGATCGCGGCGTCGAAGGCGACCAAGAGCGGCAATTTCGTGAAGGTCGGGAAGTACCTCTTCGAGGTCAAGGCGATCACCGCCGAGAAGAAGTTCAAGGGCGACATGTTCATCGCCGAAATGAAGGTGCTCGAGGCGACGCAGACCGACGCCAAGCACACGCCCAACCCGGTCGGCTCGGAGGCGAGCTACATCGTCAACCTGGGGCAGCTCTCCGGCCCGGGCAACGTGAAGGCGTTCATCATGGCGCTTTTCAACGTGCCCGAAGAGCAGGTGACGGCCGAGGTGATCGGCGAGCTGTGCAGCGACAAGAATCCGGCCAAGGGGATGAAGATCCGCGACGAGGCGTTCGAGAAGCCGCAGAAGAACGACCCCTCGAAGATGTTCACGTATCATCGCTGGGAGCACGTCGCCGAGAGCATCCCGGCGGCGCAGTAGAACCGCGACGAGCGCGCAGCGTCGGCGCTCAGCAACACCGCCGGGGGTGCAATGTCGGCCCCCGGCGCTTTCTCCCCCGAGTCGAGGCGGTCGTGACAAAGCGCGTGACGCTGTGCCCGCGGTGTGGCGTTCGAGAGCGCCCGCCGCGAAAGCAGCTCTGCTCAGAGTGCGTCAAGCTCTGCCCCCGCTGTCAGCAACGCGAGCGAGACGGTGAGGGAGCGTATTGCGTGCCATGCCGCAAAGCGTGGAGCGCCGAGCGGGCGCAGAAGCCGGGACAGAAGGCGCAAGCGGCGTTGATCAGTCTGCGCAGCCGGTTGAGCCGGCCGGAAAAGTACCTCCTACACGGTGCACGAAAGCGGGCGAAGGACAAGGGACTGCCCTTCAACCTCACGGTCGACGACGTGCGAATCCCCGCCGTCTGTCCGGTGCTCGGCGTGCCCCTCGAACCGGGATCTCGTCAGCAGAAAGACCGGGCGCCCAGCCTCGATCGATTCATTCCGGCGCTCGGGTACGTGCGCGGCAACGTGCGCGTGATTTCCTGGCGCGCGAACAGCTTGAAGGCGGACGGGACGATCGAAGAGTTCGAGCGGATCCTGGCCTACATGCGAGGGGCACCTTGATAAGCGTGGCGATCGACGAAGAAACGCACTTGATCCAGCGCGGGTTGCTCTGTCCGCCCGTGGTTTGCGGCACGTGGACGGCGGCGCCCGACCCGACGCAAGCCGAGATCGCCCTGCGCGACGACTACCTCGACGCGCTCGCCGAGCTGCTCGCCGATCCCGAGGTCGAGCTGGTGGGCGCGAACATCGGGTACGACTTCGGCTGTGCCGCCAACGAACGGCCCGCCCTCTTGCCGGCGATCTTCGCCGCCTACGATGCCGGGCGCGTGTTCGACATCCAAATCGCCGAAGCTCTGATCGACCTCCTGCACGGGCGGATGTTCCGCGACCCGTCGACCGGGCAGAAATTCTACCGCTATTCGCAGGGGATGCTTGAGAAGCGCTACCTCAAGATCGAGCGCTCAGGAAAGGTGAAGCTCGACGGCAAGGTCGGCGAGCAGACCGGCGCCGAGCGCGTGGGCACCGAAGACGACTGGCGCCTGCGGTACGCGCTGCTCGACGGCGTGCCCCTCGTCGAGTGGCCGCCGGCCGCGGTGCGCTACCCGAAAGAGGATGTCGGCTATTGCCTCGCGATCCGCGAGTGCCAGCGCGCGACCGAGAATGAGAACCTGTCGCAGATGGCAGAGCAGGCGCGCGCCGCGTGGGCGCTGCACCTGTCGGCGGTGTGGGGCGTGCGCACCGACCCCAAGCTCGTCGGCGAGGTGATCGCCGAGGTCGAGCTGGCGCACGCGGAGGCGGTCGCGCGCTTTGCCGCGGTCGGGTTCCTGACGCCGGAGGGCAAGCGCAACACGGCGACGATCAAGCGCGCCGTCGCGGTCGCCTACGGCGTCGACCCGGCGTCGAAGTGCGAGAAGTGCGGCGGGTCGGGGCGCGTGCCGTCGACCAAGACAAAGAACCTCGTGCAGTGCGCCTTCTGCGACGCGACCGGCTACAACCTCGCGACGGGCTCGGTCCCGCCGACCGACGGCGGCGGGGTGTCGACCTCGGAGGATACCCTCAGCGAGAGCGGCGACGAGCAGCTCGAGGCGTTCGCCGAGACCGGCGCCAACGAGAAGCTGTGGACGACCTATCGCCCGATCCTGTTGCAGGGCGTCGAGCTGCCGATCAACCCCGAGATCAACGCCCTGCTCGACACCGGGCGGTGCAGCTACCGCAACCCGAACCTTCAAAACCAACCGCGCAAGGGCAAGATCCGCGAGTGCTACGTCCCCCGGTCTGACCGATGATCCTCTGCGACTTGCTCCCCAAGGCCCGCTGCGGCAAGTGCCATCGTTGGCGATCGGCGGGAGCGTTCTGTCGTAGCAAAATCCGGAAGAAAGGCCGCTCCTATGAGTGCCGACACTGTATGCGCGAGCGTGCTCGGGAGTACCAAAGCAGATCCGAAGTAAGGGTCGCGCGAAAAGCGTATCAAGCGCGGTACTACGCGGAGACGCGCAAGAAAGCAGACAACGCAGAGACGCAACTCTGGAGCTGCTACGGCATTGATTTTGAGGATTGGGCGCGTCTGTACGAGAAGCAAAAACACCGCTGCGCGGGGTGCGGCCGGCAGCTCGATTTTTCTTTCCTAACCCACGTCGACCACAACCACACGACGGGGAAGGTGCGGGGTCTTCTCTGCAAAGGCTGCAACAACGCTATCGGGGAGACGCGTGACAATCCTCGGATCCTGCGCGCTCTCGCCGACTACTTGGAGCGATCGTCATGAGCTTTTTTTGTTCCTGCGACTACTCGACGTTGGAACTAGCTACGCTGTCGCAGGTCTGCCTGTGGTGGGTGGGAAATTCGGCGATGGCGGATGCGATCAACGCCGGCCGCGACCTGCACGACCACTTCGCCGCCCGCGTGCGCGGGATCGAGTACGAGCAGCAACACGCCGAGCGGAAGGCGAAGGTGCCGATCGCGAAGGACATGCGCCAGCTCGCGAAGGCGCCTAACTTCGGTCTGCCGGGCGGGCTGGGCGCGGCGAAGCTCGTCGCCTACGCGCGGCAGAGCTACGACGCCCGCTTTTGCGAGCTGTCGGGGCGCACGCCCGCCGGCACGTGCGGCGCCGAGAAAGTGACCGACGAGCGCAGCGGCAAGCGGCTCTGCAAGGTCTGCCTCGAAGTCGCGAAAGAGTTGAAGAGCCTGTGGTTCGAGACTTGGCCGGAGGTGCGCGACTACCTCGACATCGTGTCGAGCCTGACCGAGGGCGAGCTGGGCGGCGCGGTGCAGGTGCCCGGGCCGGTCGGCGAGGGCAAGCCGGGGCTGGGGCTCATCCGCGGCGGGTGCGGCTACTGCGACGGCGCCAACAACGGCTTTCAGGGGCTCGCCGCCCGCGGCGCGAAAGCCGCCCTCTACCGCGTCACCCGCGAGGCGTACACCGATCCGCGCTCGCCGCTGTGGGGCACACGGGTTGCCGTGTTCATCCACGACGAGCTACTGTGCGAGGTGCCCGAGCGCCGCGCCCACGACGCCGCGCACCGGATCTCTGCCGTCATGGTCGAGACCATGCGCGAGTTCGTGCCCGACGTGGCGATCACCGCGCCGCCGGCTCTCATGCGCCGATGGTTCAAGGGTGCCGAGCCGACTTATCAGTGCGCGGCGCACGGGCGCACCGAAGAGCGCCGCTGCTGCGACGCCGGGCAGCTTGTGCCGTGGGAGCCGAAGGCCAAAGCGAAGTAGTTGACAGCGTGCGACGCTTAACAGTAAAGTGCGCCCCATGAGCCCTAAGCACGCCTACTACCGGAAGCGAATCGAGAGGGCGAAGGCGCGGCGGGTCGAGCTGATCAGGAAGCTGGGCGCCAAGTGCGAGGGTTGCGGCGGGACCGAGATCAAGGTGTTGGAGATCGACCACATCGACGGGCGCACGTGGTCGGCGCGTGGTCTCTGCCTCGAATCGAGGATCGCTCGCTATTGGCGAGAGTTCCGCGAGGGAGTGCGCCTGCGCGTGCTCTGCCGGCGCCGCAACGCGATCGACGGCGCCAACCGGGGCAACGCGCACGTGCCCGACCCGCCCGACTACACGCCCGCGCGGCCCGCGCCGACCGAGGAGGCACCCTTCTAATGGACGAGGCAACCCGAGCCGTCATGTTCTCGAACGCCACCGACGAGTGGTCGACGCCGCGCGACCTGCTCGATCTGATTCGGCAGGAGTACCCGCTGCAGCTCGACGTGTGCGCGGACGCCAGCAACGCCGCAGCGGCGTCGCGCTACTTCGACAAGGAGATCGACGGGCTCGCGCAAGATTGGGCGCCTTGGATCTGTTGGATGAACCCGCCCTACGGGCGCGCGATTGGGCGGTGGGTCAAGAAGGCGGCGGAGGAAGCCGCCCGCGGCGCCACGGTCGTTTGCCTGCTACCCTCGCGCACCGACACCGCGTGGTGGCACGACTACTGCCAGCCGGTGCTCGACGGGAAGCGCGTGGGGGAGGTGGTCTTCCTGCGCGGCCGGCTCAAGTTCGGCGGCTGCCCAAACCCCGCGCCGTTCCCGTCGGTGATCGTCGTGTTCAAGCCTTGGGGTGTCCTGTGAAGATCGTCCGCTACCTGCGCGAGATACAGCCCACCTATTCGGTGTGCAAGCCTCGCGAGCCGAACCGGAGCGCCGACTACCACGATGCGGCGGAGCTGATCAGTACGCACACCGACCGCACGGGAGAGAAGGTCGAGAGCTGGCGTTGTCCCACCTGCGGCACCACCTGGGAGAGCCCCGAATGACTGCCTGGATCCAAAGCTTCACCGGTCGCAAGCTCGAGCCGCTGGCGTTCACCGCCGAGCAGCTCCACCCCGCGGACATGGCACACCACCTCGCCCTCTCCTGCCGCTTCACCGGGGCGGTGCGCAGCTTCTACAGCGTCGCCGAGCATTCGGTGCGCGTGGCGTCGCTCCTGCTCGACCAACCCGACGGCGCGCGGCTCGCGCGCTATGGCATCCTGCACGACGCGAGCGAGTACGTGCTGCACGACCTGCCCCGCCCGCTCAAACGCCTGCCGGAGTTCGAGTTCTACCGCCAGCTCGAGGCGAAGGTGCAGGGGATCATCTACGCCGCGCACGGGCTCACCGACCCCGAGCCGCCCGAGGTGAAGCACGCCGACCTCGTGCTCCTGAACTCGGAGCGGCTCGAGCTGCTCGGGCCGGCGCCGGATTCCTGGGGCGAGTTGCCGCCGCCGCTGTCGGGTCCGCAGGGCATGGGGTGGGATCCGACCTACGCCGAGGGCATGTTCCTGACGTTCTGGCGCGGCATGTTCGGCCCCAAGTGGCCGCTCCCGGCGCCGAAGCCGTCGGCCGAGGGCGCGCCATGACAACGATCCTCGCCGTCGACCCGGGCCTGCGCGGGTGCGGGGTGGCGTGCTTCGATCAGGCGCCTACGATCTACGGAAGCACGGAGATGCTCGTGTGGGCGAAATACGTACGCAACCCCGTGCGCGAGGGGGATTCGGCGGCGGCGATTGCGGCGATGGCTCGCGAGGTCGGCAGGCATAGCATTTTCGAGCCGGTCGACCTGCTCGCCGTCGAGTTCCCCCAGGTCTACCAAGGGAGCAAGGCGAAGGGCGACCCGCGCGACCTGCTCACCCTGGCGGCGATCGACGGCGGGATCTTGCTCAGCGTCTCGCACCGGGAGGCGCGCCGCTACTTCCCGCGGGAGTGGAAGGGGCAGGTCGACGGCGACGTGATGCTGGATCGGATTCTCGCCCGCCTGTCGCCCTCCGAAGTGGGGAGGATCGAGCGCTGCCCCGAGAGCCTGCGGCACAACGTGATCGACGCGATCGGGATCGGGCTGTTCGCCGCCGGGCGGTTGGCGGCGCACAAGGTGATCGCGCGCGGCGGTTGACAGGCCGGCTCGCGCAACTGTAAAGTTTCGCACCATGAACAGGATCGAACGATACGAGAAAGCGCTGCAGCGGATGCGCGAGCTACTGAACCCGGAGCGCCCGAGCAAGGAGCGCACCGCGGCCAGCCTCGCTAAGCGCCTGCACGTCAGCAAGCCGACCGTCTACAGCCGGATCGAGGCGCTGCGCGAAAGCGGCATCAAGGTCGGGCGGACGGGCGTAGTGCGGCACGGCGAGCGCGGCCCACTTGCCGTCGCGTTCGAGGTCTTCCCGTGAAACAGCCCGCCCACCCCGCCGAGTTCCTCAAATTCGACAGCGACAAGCCGCGCCTAGACCTGATCCCCGGGTTCGACGCGCTTGTCGAGGTGGGCAAGGTCGCCACGCTCGGCGCGCACAAGTACGCCGAGCACAACTGGCGCAAGGCGAAGAATCAACACCGCTACTCGGCCGCTCTGCTCCGGCACCTGTTCGCATGGCTTGCCGGTCAAGACGCGGATCCGGAGAGCGGTCTTTCGCACCTCGCCCATGCCGCCTGGAACTGCCTCGCGCTGTTGCAGCTCAACATCGACGGAACCGCCAGCGACGACCGCGGGCGACCGGATCGGAAGCCGACGCCGTGATCCACGTGTGGCACCCCGACGGGACGCCCGGCAGCATGTGCGGCGTGCTCCTGCGCGAGCTGCCCCGCGGCGAGAAGATCACGAACGGCTGGCACAACGTCACCTGCCCCAAGTGCCGCGAACAGATCCCGGCCCTCTCGAAAGAGCAGCCCCCATGCCCGCCAACGTGATCCCGCTGCGCCGCCACGTCTCCAAGAGCCGGTGCACCAAGGCGCTCCGCTACCTGTTCGGCCCGCACGCCTACTTCCGCACCCTGCGCGACGAGCAGGAGCACGAGGTCGGGCTCGAGGTGGTGGTGCTGCACAAGGGCGAGCGGCTGGCGATCAGCCGCGCCAAGCTCGAGCCGGGCAAGGAGGCGGGAAGGAACGACCCCGATCTGCCGTTCGAGCTGTTGCGCGCCGCCGCGAAGGAGTGGTGCGGCGCGGTCGTCTCGGTCACGTGGGACAAGAGCAACGCGGTGATCCACGTGCAGATCCCGATCGAGCGGCAGGTGCCGATCGACATGAGCGAAGAGGCAGCGGTCGACCGCGCCGGCCGCGTCGCCGAGAGCGTCGAGGCGGTCGTCTGCCGGGCGCTCGAGTCCTTCAAGCTGCCGATCAACGCCCCGATGTGCGACGACTGCCAGGGGGGGTGCGCGACCGGCAACGAGACCGCGTGCCGCGCGTGGGCGGTGTGGGCCCGGCGCATCCTCGACGCCAAGCGCGCCGAGACCACCCCCGAAGAGCTGGCGCAGGCGCGCGACGCTCTGATCAAGCCGAAGCACCCCGCCACTTCCCCCGAACCCGGGCCGACCCCCTAGCGGAATCGTCCGCCGTCGGTCGGAACACGAAGGCCCCCGAGGTTCGCTACCTCGGGGGCCCTCGCTTGTCAGGAGCCGCTGCAGCCGTCAGTGCGAGGGCTGCAAGCCCTGCACTTGCAGGAAGTGGTAGGCGCGCACGAGCTGCACCTCGGGGGCGACCGGGCACGGGGCGGCGAGGCATTCCTCGCCCGCACCGCCGTTCGGGTGCGTGTTCTCCAACCCGTCGATCACGACTTGGATCGCGCAGACGACGACCTCGACACCCGCCGCGACCGCCAGTGCCTCGAGCTTGCCCTGCCACTCGGGGCCGCTTGCCAGCGCCGCCGCGACCTTGGGAGCGAGGGAGATCGCCGGGTTCATGGCGCAGGCGACGAGCTTGGGCTGCACCGGCCGGAAGAACGCGCAGCCCGACAGGCTCAACACCGAGAGCACCGCGGCGAGCACGACGAGCAGCCGCAGCCCGGCAAAGCCGGCCGGCGGAGTCGGGGCAGGGAGTACCTTGGTGTTCCGCTCCTTGACGAGCAGAAGGATCGAGGCGGCGACCCCGACGAGGCTGTGAGCCCAAGTCGGGAGCTGCACCGTGTTGAGGTAGGACACCGCCGCGTCGGCGGCGATGATCAGCAGCGCGATCAGGGTGGTTTTGTAGCTGAGCACGACGCGCTGCCACAGCGTCGCGCCGAGACCCTTCAAGCCGAAGTTTTCCACAGGTTCTTCCTTTCGAGTGCTGCGGTTAGGGGTGAGCGTAGAAGAGCACGACGAGCCGCCCGAAGCCCGCCTCCAGGGGCTCGTCGTAGAAGTTGCGGGCGCCCGCCTGCGCGATCCGTAGGCTCGGGCCGACCGGGGGCAGGCAAATCGCCACGTGCCCCGGCCCGACGCTCTTGCCGTGGGCGTCGAGGTTCGCCCACGCCGGCACGACGGGGAGCCCTCGCGCCGCGAACGCGCCGGCCGCGGAGTGGTCGATCTGCCCCCACCCGAACCGCGGCCCGTGGTCGTTGAGCCACGCGATCATGCCGTTCGCCGTCAGCTCGACCCGGTTGACCCGAGGCGCTGCGGGGTCGAACGCCGCCGACGGATCCGGCAGCTCCGCCGGGTCTCCCGCGTGCGAGGTGTCGATCCGGCCGTCGGGGTGGACGCGCGAGACCTCGATCCAGTGAGGCACGCCGCACCGGAGAGCGTCGGTCACGTCGGAGACGAAGCGGTTACACCACGTCGCGCCGACGCTGCGCGCGTACCTGGGGTTGTGCGCCACGTCGAACTGCGCGACGACCGACCGCAGCGCCTCGGGAGAGCGGGCCGCCGGGCCGTTCTTCAGCGGGGCGTCGACCGCCAGCCACCGCCGCGGTTCATAGACAGGCAGGCCCATCCGCCCCTCCTTTAGGGTCACGGCTTCCGGAGCACGAGCTGCACGAGCCCTGAGAGAATGGCTCCCAGGATGCCCCCGGCGACGAGATAGCCGGCAAGGCGGCCGTTCAGGTTCGCCATTTGCTCGCGCATTTGCGTGACGTTCTCCGCGACCTTGCCGATCTCGGCGCGCCACTCGGCTTTTTCCAGGCTGGTGACGCGCCGCTCGAGGTCGGCGAAGCGCTGCAAGCATACGGGGGCGGGCTCGTGTGGTTCGGGCATCGGAGAAGCTCCCTTTGTTTCGCAGGTTGCACCGTTGCCCGCCGGACAGTCAAGCGGACAGCGCGGATTTTCGCCGGTCGAGGTCATGCGGTTTCGCCTCCGCCCCCTCGGGTGCGCTAAGAATCTTGCCGACCGAACACCACCAAGTCGAAGGGCCCGGTAAAGGCGCTGATGTCCTTCGGACCCGCGCCCATCGCCGCCGGGTCGAGAAACACCACGTCAACGTAGGTCGTCGTCTTGCCGAGGATCAGCGCAACCAGCGTTTGCGCGGTGGCGACCGCGGCAAAGGTCGCGTTTTGCATCGCGGTTGCGAAGGTGACTCGGATCGTGGTGGCGTCGGGGCGGGTCACGCTGGCGATGTTGAAGCCGTCGGAGACGGTCGGCGCGCCAGCGCTGATCGAGATCCGGCCCCAGCTCTTGCAGGTGTTCTTCGGGCAGAGGATGTTCGAGGCGGCGTCGGTCGAAGCCGGGTTGGCTTCCCCGGCGCCGGTCGAAGTCTGGCTCCAGGCGATCTGCTTGCCGAAGCGCGCGAGTTGCCAGCTCGCGCCCCAGCCCACCGTCGAATCAGCGAAGCTGCCGGCCGAGGTGCTCGAGACCCACGCGCCGAAGAGCTGATCGAAAGTGGAGTTGCCTTGGCCGGCGAGGTCGAAGCGCCGCGCGCGCTCGGTCCCCACGTCCTTGTCCCACTGGAGCGTGTTCTTATTCCAGGCGGCGTTGATCGTGACGGTGAGCCCGCCCACCGTGCTACTGCCCACCGTCTTGCGCACGTAGATCCGGGTGTACATGCTGCCCCCGGTGGCGATCCGCCAGAGGAGCTTGTAGGTGGTCGGCGCGCTCGTCGTGTCGATCACGGGCGAGCCATCGTCGCCCGCCACGCCGGAGGAGATGATCGGCGCGTCGAAGGTCAACGTCGAGAGCCACGCGAGCCAGAGGTACGCGTTGTTCATCCACCAGTTGAAGTAACCGGCGGGTGGCGCCTCTCCGATCAGCCACCCGAGGATCTTCTTTCCCGCGGAGGGTTCGGTGATTGCGGCCGCGGCGTCGGTCGCCCATTGCGGCAGAGAGGAAGGTCGAGCCATTGCGTGTCACCTCGTCGCGTGAGTCATTCCCTGCGCGTCGGGGTTCAGGATGAACCGCGCGCCGCTGGGGTAGGTCTGCGTAGGCAGGCTGGCGTCAAGCCAGATCCACCACATGCCGCCCATATACCCCTCGATCGCGAGGTAGCGGCAGGTCTCCACGTACACGTTCGGCGTGTACCCGAGATCGAAAAGGTCGACATACCCCGGCCCCTGAGACAGCAGGCGCCCGTTCAGGCTCACCGCGGCCAAGTCGTCGATCGGAACGATGATTTGATCGCTCTCGGTCAGCCCGCCGTCGGTGTCGCCCTCATAGGTGAAGCTGATCCCGTTGCCCCCCTGGAAAACGAAGGCGTCGGTCGTCAGCACCGGGGACTGCACGAACCGGAGCACGGCGTCGACCCCGCCCGCCTTTGCCGCGCGCAGCATCCGGAGGTAGGGCGTCGCGTCGGCGAGCGCGGGCGAGGAGAGCAACACCTCCAGCGCCGCCGGAGGGCGGTCGAGGATTGCCAGCGCAGCCGCTCCGGCGAAGGCGGTCTCGAGGATCTGGATCAGCTCCGGCACGGTTCCTGAGCTGCGGTTGACGAGCACCTGCGCCGACAGGAAGAGGCGGTACTGCGCATCCGAAGCGTTGCCCCGCTCGACCCCCAACACCTTGCCGAGCAGGTCGAGCACGACGCCCGAGCGCTGCGCGATGTTGGGGAGCGCGGCGAGTTGCTGCAGGGCGGTGTCGAGATCCTGTGCCTGCGCTGAGAACAGGTCGAGGATCCCGCGGTGAGTAGTCGTCCCGCGGAACTGCGTCACGAGGCGGTCGCGCGCGCGGTTGACCAGATCGGTTGGGGTCGAGATCGCCATGCTCGCCTACGGGGTTCCCGGGGTGGTGTTGACCACGATTCGCGCGGAGTCGAGCTGCGCCAGCTCGTGCAGGCTGATCGGGATCGTCGTCGAAGTGCCCGGAGCGGGGGCGGTGCCGATCTTCGGCGCGGGGCAGTCGAGCACCCCCGGCACCTTGAACGCCTGCGCACCGAGCGCGGACGCCACCACGTCGCGACCGTTGACGTAGGCCGCCGTGCCGAACGCGAGGGCGGCCGCCTTCACCTGATCCACGCCGTCGATCGGGAAGGAGTTGGCGTCGACCACAAGGTCGAAGGTCACGTAGACCGGGATCGCCATCGGGCGGGTGAACCGGATCGTGTGGAGCTGCCCCCGCGCGTCGGTGACGCTTCCCGACGAGGTGCCGTAGGTGTTGATCCCGCCTGCCACCGACGCGAAGAGCGCCTCCCGGATCGCCGCGTTGTCCCCGCCCTGCACGACCGCCTCGACGCTGTGCGGCGGCAAGCCGTTCGCGTCGGTCGCGTCGGTCGTGTTCTCGAACACGTAGCAGCCGGTCACGGCGGCGACGGCAAGCACCGACTGCCGGATCGCCTCGATCATGGCGTTGCCCTGCGCGCGAAGCTCCGCCTCCCGCCGCAGGCGCATCGCGGCGTCGCTTTCGAGGTTGGTCCCGAGGTAGTAGGCATCCTCGGCGTTGCGCACGGTCGACCAGCCCGCCGTCGGGGTCTCGATTTTGTTGAGCGTGCCGGCGTTGGCGATGATCGGCCCGTAGGTCTGCGCGTTGAACTGCACATCCACCGCGCCCGTGCCCACGCCGAAGCAGACCCAGGTGACGGTGCCGTCGGCGACGAGGGCGGGCGGGTTCCCGGCGGGACCGGAGCCCGAGCCGAGCGAGGTGCCGGCGATCGTGCATTGCCACGCCTTGCCGTCCGCGGTGACGCGATCCCCGACGTTGTAGGCGGTCGACTGTTGCCACGCCGTCAAGGCGGCGATCGTCTTGGTCGCCGCGGACTGGAACCGCGACCCGAGCGGCTGCACCGACGCGACCCGCCCCGCCTGCAACGTGGTCCCCGGTGTGCCGCAGCACGACGCGATCACCTTGGAGAGAGTCGGCGCCTCACGCGCGGTGCCGGTGAGCGCCGCCAGGGTGTCGAGCTGAGCGTTCGTGGCGGCGTCGGGGTCGAAGGCGGAGTAGACCGCTTCGGCCAATGCCCACACCTCGCCGAGCAGCTCGGCGACGATGCCGACGAACTGCCCCAGGTTCGACTGTGCCGAGAGGTCTACCTCGTCGCCGAACGTGGTCCGCGCGGCCGCCTCGATCTCGGCTTTGATCTCCTCGAGCGTCTTCGCCTGGAAGCCGGCCGAGGTCAGTCCGAAGGTTGCCATTCGTCGCTCACTTGTTCGGCAAGGTGGTAGTGCCGTCGAGCTGCCCATAGTCGGTCGTCACCGACCACAGGATCGAGAGCACCCGACTTGCCGGGTCGAAGTCGAGATCCAGGCGCGTCACCGCAGCCACGCCGGGCGTTTCGAGCAGAGCCTTCCGCGCGATGCCTCGGGCGCGGTCGGGGTTGTACTTGCGCCCGAGCACCGCCCGCCAGTCAGCCCCCGCGGTCTCGTCGAGGAACCACTCGCCGCGCAGGAACCGCAGGCGGATGTGCGCCGACTGCGCGATGGCGTCGGCGCCCGAGACGAAAACCAGATCGCCCCGCTCAAACACGAGTTCCCCCGTGCGCAGGTCAAGCTTGAAGTCGCGGGGCACGCTGGCGCCCGGGCTGGCGAGGTCGCCCATGTCCGCCAGTCTACACCGTCAGGGAGCGGACGGGCTAGCCTTTGACCTTGACAGTAGCGCTCGCCACCGAACCGACCGGGGCGGGAGGGAAAGCGGGGATCGTGGGCGGGGTCGTCGCCGTCGTCGTGCACACGGCGCCCGACACCGTGCCGGTGTGTTGGTGCATCCAAAAGTCGGCGAGCTTGCCGCGCAGGGCGTCGATCTCGTCGTGCACCTTCTGCGCGAGCGCGACAAAATCCTCCGCCTCCCCATCCTTGCCGAGCGACAGGCAGTCGGCATTGAAGGAGCTGAGCGCCTGCGGCTTGGAGCGCACGCCGAGCAGCGCCACCGCATCGCTCAAGTGGTGCCGGCGCAGATCCACCGGGTCGACCTCGCCGCCATTCTCGATCCACTTGTCGAGGCTGCGGTCGGAGAAGACGAGCAGGCAGGGATCGCCGGGCTGCACGGGGAAGGTGATCACGAACCCGCCCGCCCCTGGGAACTGCACCGGCACGTCGGAGACCACCGGCAGCGACTCGGAAAGCTCCGCGTCGCTCTCGTCGAAGCGCAGCTCTTGAAGGTCGGGCCGCACCTCGGCGAGCTGCGTCGCCGCGTCGAATTTCTGGATCGTCCCGGGGATTGCGACGCGCACCTCCGCCAGCCGCGCCTCGATCGCCCGGCGGATCAACTCGGCAAGCGTGACCTTCCCAAGACCCGGCTCGCTCATAGCGAAAGCCCCTCGGCGTTCGTGTACCACTCGCCGCCGTGCGTGTCGCCCCCGTGCTCGAGAGCCTCGACCCGGAACTGCCCTTTGACCCCGGCGGCGCGCAGCTCGACCGCACCGCCGCAACGGATCGACGGCTGCAACAGGCTGCGGAACTTGACCCGCGGCGGCCGGTTCGTCTTATCGGGGGCGTTGTGCTCCGGCGAACCTACCAGCCCGGTCTCCGGAGTCAGGAGCACCGCGCGCCCGGGCGCGGCGGCGTCCCCGCGCAAGAGCTGCAGCGCACCGTCCTGCACCGACCATGAGAAGCCGCAGGTGCGCAGGAGCTTGTCGAGTTCCTGCGACGCCTTGCCGTGCGCGGTGTAGCCGTGGGCGAACTCGGTCAGACGCCCGCGGAAATCACCCTTAGCCAGCTCGGCGTCGAGGTTGCCGGTGTTGACACCGAGCGCCTGCGCGGCCGCGCGGATCACGTCGGCAACAGGGGTGCCCGGCGCGAAGCTCTCCGAGAAGTGCGCCCATTGATAGGCGCGCTCGCCGTCGCCGCAGCGGACCAGGGTGATCCAGTCGGCGTTGTCGCGCACGTGGTCGATCGTCCGCGCGTCCCCCTGGAAGATGATCGCCGCGTTGTCTTGGTAGCCGGCGGAGAGCACCACCGGGATCGCCTTGCTTTGCAGCCTGGAGCGGGTCTTCTCGGCGAGGTTGTAGATCCGCAGCTCGCACGTGTTCGGCTCGGTCTTGGTGGTCTTCTTGACCTTGAACGCCATGCGCAGACCCGTCACCCGCAGGTCGCCGACGATTGCCACGCACGAACGGTCGAAGAGCTGTGCCACCGGATCACCCCTTCAACTCGGCGGGCAGGTCGGCGTTGGGGGTGTAGAGCAGCTTCACCCGCGACCCGAGATCCTCGAGCCCCGACTCCTTGTCCTGCCCTGAGGTGTCGATCGCCGACAGGTCGCCCGCGGGCAGGCGGGGATCCCGGAAGCGGACGATCAGCGGGAAGCCGAGCACCACCTTGCGGCCGGCAAGCAACACCTCCCCCGAGGCGTCGGAGATCGAGAACCGCCACGCCTCGTCACGCGTGTTCCAGCGGAACTCAAAACCGAAGGTCTTCCCGTCGAGGTCGATCTCGAACGTGTAGTGGGGCAGGTCGCGCCGGGTGGGCAGAACGATCACGCTCATTGGACACCGATCTTCTTGAGGGCCCCGAGCTGATCCAGAAGCGCTTTGCCTTGCTTCGCCCAGCTCTTCTTGACCTCAGCTTCCTTCGCCGGCTCGCCCGTCTTCTTGCCGTCGCTGTGCTTGGGCTTCGCGCTCGTCACAGCGGTCTTGATCGCGACCGTCTGGGAGTCGACCAGCCGCACCTCGCGCAGCGTCGCTGAGAAGCGCACGGCGTCGGCAATGTCTTTGGTGCGCGTGTAGCTGATCGCCTGGATCAACAGGTTCGACAGGGTGAGCACCTGCGACCGCAGCTCGACGAGCTGCCCGTTATCCCGGAGCGCCTCGAGCGTGGCGAGGTTCGCCAACGCGCGCCCCGCGTTGCCGTCGTCGGGGTTCTCGACCGGGTAGTCGACGAGCACCCCGTCGATCTTCACGGTGCGCGGCTTCTTGCGCGCGTGGTCGGTGATGTTGGCGCCGGTCTCCACCGGGTGCTCGGTGACATCCATTTCGCCCGAGTGGCTCTCGCTCGCCGTCGCGTCGATCGCGAGGCTCTCGGTTGATCCGGCGTCGGTCGTGTAGTTGAGGAACAGCACGGCGGATCACCTCAGGGGGGAGACGGCGGGCACCTGCGATTGCAACTCCGAGTTCCACCAATCATCCCACCGCGTGAGCGTCTCGCGGCCGGTGGCGGCAGGGTCGGCGCCGGGCGCCGCTTGGATGTTGAAGACCGCCTCGACCTTGGGCGCGTTCACCACCGAGCCCGCGCCTGCGCTGGCGGCGGATGCCTGCGGCGAGAGCGCGGTGGGGCCCCAGGCTGCTTCAAAAGCGGCCGCGGGCATGAGGGGGGAGTAGCCGGCGAGCCCTGTCCCGGGACCGGCGGAGGCGGCGCCGGGAGGCGCGCCGAAGGCCCAGCTCGCCACGTCCCCGAGCACGCCCTTCCCCGTCGCGCCGCCCTTGGTGAGGAAGCTCGCCCAATTCTCGATCGTCTCCCCGATGTGCGTCACCGTCCACAAGATCGTCTTGAGGAAGTCGAGGAACGCGCCCCACCCGGTCTTCTGAGGGTCGAACTTCGCCGCGTCCCACCACTCGTCGATCGCCTTGGTGAGGTCGCCAACATACGACTCGCCGCCGGTCAGGAAGGTATAGATGTCTTCGGCGACGAGCACCACCGCGGCCGCGACGGCGAGCCACGCCGCGGCAATTGCGACCGCGTGCGCGACGCCCGCGACCGCGGCCACCTTGCTAGCGATCGTCGCCGAGAAGAGAGCGACCTGCCACGCGGTGATCCCAGAGATCGCCGCAATCACGGCGGGGATGTGGCTCCCGATGATGTAGAGGGTCACGGTGGCAAGCGCGGCTTTGAGGATGAACAGGTGCTGCGCCACGAACCGCAGCGCGTCGCGCATGATCTCGTAGG